ATAGGGTCATAAATATCCATGCTGGACCTCCGTGTAAGGTTTAGAGTAGGTAGGGATTGCCTTCCCGTGACCTACACTTATTTATACAACAAAAGTCTTCATAAAACAACCAGAATAATAATTCCTAGTATAACTAAAGTCCAGAATAAATCGGAGAGGCTACCTTTAGCCTTTCTTCCTCTTTTTCTACTAAACCCACCTGTAGTTTTACTCGTTACATACCATGAATTCGGCCCAACCTTCATAGATTGGGTCGTTCTGGATCTTCCAGTTTTTTGATTGGTCGAATAGGTAGTTCTCATATTACCTTTAAGACCAAAAGATGTAGAAGTAGTTACGCCTCTTTTACCACCCCATGAGGTAGTAGTTCTAACAGGCCCAACCTTCCTTGTGATTCTAGTTCTTACATTTCCCATACACCTATTTAGGCGTTAGCACCACAAGGTTCCGTAAGAGTCCTCTTCATCTAGAGAGAATACAGTTTTCTTGATGCCGAAATGTTCGATGGCTTTCTGACATCCCGGACAAGGTTCCGCCCTACCACTTACCCAGTTCATGTCTCCTTTGTGCTTGCGCTTTACACGATAGACATATAGAGTGGCATTCTTAAGATCTTCTTCGTCGACAATCTTCAATGCTTTGATAATGCAATCTACCTCTGCATGTTTAAAGATCGCATCGTTATTCTTTGCGAATCTTTTCTGCAGAGGGTGAGATTTGTCGGAGTTTAGTCCAACTGAAATAATCTCGTTACGGATAACGAGACAAGCAGCGAGTTTCATTTTCATGTTGTTGGAAGTGGCGAGTCTACGGACAAAGTCCATATATTTCTTGTCGCGAGTCATAATATAATCCTCGGGAGTTACTACCTTCTCCCAGTCACTATTTCGTTGAGACAGGTTTAGTGGATAAGACGGCATATCAGAGGACGTTCCAGGTTGCCTCTACCTATGTCTGTATAAAGCGATATGCCTACCTTATACAGTGAACGGAAAGTATCCATCTCTTTCCGTCGGATTTTGGAGCGGGCGACCAGATTCGAACTGGCGACCAACAGTTTGGAAGACTGTGACTCTACCCCTGAGTTACACCCGCATTAACCAAATGTATATAGGTCTTGTAATACAAAACCAGCGACAATCATCAATAAAAAGAAACAAACGATCTTGATAATTGCCGAAATTTTATGTTGTTCTTCAGTCATAATACATCCTTTTTGGCTCGGGATCATGGACTCGAACCACGAATGTCGGAGTCAGAATCCGAAGTTTTACCAATTAAACTAATCCCGAATGGTGCTGGCAGCAGGAGTCGAACCCACGACCTTCTCATTACAAGTGAGTTGCTCTACCGTCTGAGCTATGCCAGCATTAGTAAGCAGGAACCATACAACTCTGAACCAGATCTGCTCCACCGAATAGCTGGCCAAACAAATCATAAGGATCAACATACATTGCACAGTTTCCAGAAGTTGCCACAGGAACATTAGTTGGATATCCCGGAGGCGAATAGATGTTAGAAGCTTCTGGTGTTGGTACTGAATTATAAACAGGAACCAACGGTGCAGGTTGAACAGGAACTACTACTGGAACCATAACTGTAGAGCTAATAGGACCAGGACCAGCAGGAACATACTCAACTGCAACAGGAACCTGAACAGTCTTTACAACTTTCTTTACTGGCTGCTGGTATGTAATCTTACAGTTATTACATACACTAATATTATCCTGCGCATAAGCAGGAACAGCCAATACAATCCCTAGAGCAACTAGAAACTTTCTCATTGTTACCACCCGTAGTAATAACCATTCCCAGGATAATAGTAATATGGCGAATTAGCGTATGGATAACGAGGACCATAGTAATATGGATAAGGATTATATCCATAACCCTGCGAAGCAATTGCGCCGCCGATTACTCCTCCGAGAATAGCAGCACCAGCCATGGCACCATAAGCTGCGCCATAACCACCGTAACCATATCCACCGTAGTATCCACCACGATACCAAGCATTAGCCGGAGTCGTAATAACGCTACCGAGGATAACTAAAGCAGCAACAATCTTCTTCATAGCTTTTCTCCATAAAGCGAACTGACCGTGGGTCCGCACGAGTCTATTTAGCGACCAACCTATAATGGCTCCCGAGGAAGGGCTCGAACCTCCGACAAAGTCGTTAACAGCGACCTACTCTACCAACTGAGTTACACGGGAATAATTCTTATATTCTTAGTATACCTTATTTAGTCAGAAAGTCAAATTCTTTTTTGACTGAGAGAGAATTAACTGAAGGGACATTTCGATTCTCTTTTTTGATTTCTCTTATCAAGCTGGACGAATTTTCTCCACCCATAAAAACTTGTTTGAGAATGGAAAGACATTTTCTTCCACTCGTATTCCGAAACCAAATGTTGTCTAATCTTTACCTTCTTTTCTGACAAAGGCACCATAATAGCCAAAGGAAGACCAATCGGAATGATAAATTCTGATGTGTAATTCGGAATCATCATATTTATGTGAGTCGAAGAGTTTAACTTATAATCAACGACTCCAGGAAGAACTCTAAAATAGAAATCTTCTAAATTCCATTCAGCGCCAAGAAAAACAAACTTAACACCTGTCTTTTCTTTAAAAAACCATGGGCTAGTTAATTTCAAATGAAAATAATTTTTAAACCCTTCACCATATAATTGCTTATCATGAATATCACAACCAGTGTCAAACGAAGCCCAAGTATCCATTCTGTTGTTAGCAATTTTAATAATTCTATCAGACCAGTTTTCTAGAACAATTCCTCGTTTATAAAGTTCAAGGAAACCAGAACATGTCTTCATATTTGCATTATTAAATGCTCTGTTGTTTACAATCCTATAGGGATTTCCCTCTGGCTTCCTAAGATTGTCCCACCATTCTGGTGTCGCTTTATAAGCATGAACAATAGGAGTTACCTCAAAAATCATACGATGCGCTGTGAAACAATCTATTGTTATCTCTGGACTTCTTTTGAAGAATGAAAACATAATATATTCTTTCTTTTGGTACTGGCACCAGGTATCGATCCTAGTCTACAAGATCCACAATCTCGTGTGCTACCTTTACACTATGCCAGCATATGGATCGGGGTCAGGGACTCGAACCCCGACATGCAGATTCAAAGTCTGCGGTTCTACCATTAAACTAACCCCGAACAATTTTGGTGCGTAGGGATGGATTCGAACCACCAATGTTACCGCAAAGGGAACGGATTTACAGTCCGTCGCAACACCACCGTCGTTGCCGCCTACGCATGTTTGGAGTCCCAGGAAGGATTCAAACCCTCAACCTTCGGTTCCGTAGACCGATGCTCTATTCAGTTGAGCTACTGAGACATGGTGCCCTTGGTCAGATTCGAACTGACACTTTGTTGATTTTGAGTCAACTGCCTCTGCCGATTGGGCTACAAGGGCTTTTCTTGAACAATAATCAAAACTGGATAGCATGTTCTTTTAACAAGATAAATGCCAGGTTTCCAGTTAATAGGATTGTTGTTTTTTATTCTTACTGGTATTTCGCAATAAAAATCAACTCGTTTTGTGGATCCTATAATACCACCTACATGTTTCATGGTGCTTCCCCCTAGAATTAAACTAGATCCTCTCGTTCTTCAGACGAGCGTGCGCATCAGCTACACCAGAGAAGCATTATATGGTAGGCCAGGTAGGATTCGAACCTACTCGTTGTCTTTCATCCGGATTCATGGACAACAGCGTCTCGCCACGTCTTCCTATTCCGTCACTGACCTATATTGGTGCCCCTGGTAAGATTCGAACTTACAACCTCCTGATTCTAAGTCAGGCATCTCTTCCAGTTGGACTACAGAGGCATATTGGTACGGGATGACAGGGTTGAACTGCCGACCTTCGCCGTGTAAAAGCGTTGCTCTACCACTGAGCTAATCCCGCATATTATCTATCACCTAAATTCAAAAGGAATGCTAAGATTCCTATTGATATCCATAACACAACGAGTAACTTTAACATACTCTGTCCTAATTGGTCGGGGTAGCAGGATTCGAACCTGCGACCTACTGGTTCCAAACCAGCCACGCTAACCAGACTGCGCTACACCCCGAATATATTGGATGCGAAGCGTTGGAATTGCACCAACTTCTACTGGTTTATGAGACCAGCGAGATACTATACCTCCCGCCCGCAAAACTCTTGGTGCTGATAGTTGGAATCAAACCAACCTGAAACGCCTTATGAGAGCGCCTCGACATCTTGCCGACCTATCAGCGAAATGGCACCAGTGGAAGGAGTCGAACCCTCGCCTGCTGTTTTGGAGACAGCCGTGCTACCGTAACACTTCACTGATAATGGCGGAGTGGTGGCGGAATCGAACCCCTGGCCTTTCGGCTCTACTGGTTTTCAAGACCAGACTAGTATCCCCGACTAGATACGCACTCCATTTTTATTTAAACTTGGTGGACCAGAGAGGAATCGAACCCCCGACCCTCTGAATGCAAATCAGATGCTCTCCCAACTGAGCTACTGGCCCGAAACGTATTCTATTTAGTAATATTACCGCATTTTAACAGACAAGTCAACAACTTTTTTGGCGGAGAGTGAGAGATTCGAACTCTCGGTAGACTTTCGCCCACGCTTCGTTAGCAGTGAAGTGCCTTAGACCAACTCGGCCAACTCTCCAATTTGGTAGGCATGGTGGGACTCGAACCCACTGAAGAACACCCATCTGATGCTAAAGGCTTTATAAGAGCCTCCCCGCTACCCAGCGTCACGCCCAAACTTTGTAAACTTATAAATACTAAGCAGCAGATGATTGAGGATACAATGAAAGCATATACTTACACTATTACCCACATTTCTACTGGTAATATTTATTACGGAGTAAGAAAATCGTCCATCGAAGATATTGGAGTGGACTACTTTTCTTCCTCTAAACTTATCAATCGCCTCATACAAGAGGATGGTATTGAAAACTTTTCATTTAAAGTTAGAAGAAAGTTCGATACATACGAAGATGCTCGTAAACACGAAACCAAGTTTCTTCAGAGAGTGAAAGCAGTATCTAATCCTAGGTTCTATAACCAAGCCATTTCTTCTCCGAGAGTGTGCAAGAAAGACTCACATTCAGAAGAAAAAAGAAAACAATCTATTTCAGAAACTATGAAACTGCTGTGGCAGTCAGAAGACTACAGAAATAGACAAAAATTCAACAAACTCTCTAAAGAAGAAAGATCTAAGAGAGGAAGAAAAGGCGGTCTTGCAACTGCTAAGACCAGAACCAAGAAACCCAAAAACAAACCTACTTACAGTGAAATCTTGATCGTCAAAGACGGTAAGACCAAAACAGTAAAAAGAAACCAAGTCCCAGCATACAGAAAGTATGGTTGGGAAAGGGCGAATGGCGACCCGTACGGGGATCGAACCCGTTATCTCTGGCGTGACAGGCCAGCGTCTTAACCAATTCGACTTACGAGCCATTATAGCTTTCGGGCAGACGAGGACACACATTCGTCTCTTCTCTCACATTTGTTACAGCGCCGTGAATTAGCCGTATATACTTGCACCATATATCCGGTCCTATCATTTAGAACGATAGGTATATGGCTACGTATGCACCCGAAACTTGGAGGATCCTCAGGGACTCGAACCCTGAACCTTGAGATTAAAAGTCTCTTGCTCTACCTATTGAGCTAAGGATCCATTATATTGGTAGGGCGGATGGGACTCGAACCCACATTGCACAGATTGAAAGTCTGTTTTCCTAGGCCAATTAGAAGACCGCCCCGTAACTTACACACTTAATATACCCTGAAAGAAAGTCAAAGTCAACTTCTTTCTGAATGGTAGACCGAGAGGGGATCGAACCCACGACAAAGGGATTAAGAGTCCCCTGCTCTACCAACTGAGCTATCGGTCCATAAACTGGTGCTGTAGGAGAGATTCGAACTCCCGACCTACTGATTACTAATCAGTTGCTCTACCAACTGAGCTACTACAGCATGGTTGTCCCTGCTGGCTCCGACCCAGCGACCCCAGTCTTATCAGGACTGTGCTCTACCAACTGAGCTAAGGGACATCAATTCTTAGAAAGATACAGGTTTACTATGTCACTCATTCTGATGGTTGCAATCCAGAGCAGAACCTATTTGCGACACAAGGTTTGGGCTTTTTTACGGATCCTCGCCCGCACGAGCCTGTACCTATCTAAGAATTGGAGGGAGTGATGGGACTCGAACCCACATATTTTAGGTTTTGCAGACCTTGCCGTAACCAATTCCGGACACACACTCCCATAAAAAAGGCGGCTAAAGTAGCCGCCCTCTATTTAGTCAGAGACCAGCGGCCAGTGCTCGATAACCAGCAGCAATTAGCTTGCGACTAGGAGTACCTGCACGATACTTAGCGACAGTTTCGCCCTTTGAATTCTTGCGCTCGTTTAGATAGATCGCATAACCCATCTGACGGATCTGATAAACAGCGTCATGTGGATTAGAGATACCGTAGCGAGTCTTAATCTGCGCAGCAGTAAGCTGCTCACCACGACCAACTAGAGCCTCAAGAACCTTCTCAACCTTACTAATGCTAGCAACCATTATATACTTCTCCATTATTAAAAGATGTCGACAACTCGACCGTTAGAATCAACTGCACGGATCCGAGCTTCCGGAAACTGCCACTGCAGCTGACGCATCCCATCTCGATACAAGAGAGGAATATTCTGAGTATACGAATACGTACGCCAGTTACCCGACTGATCCTGAAGCTGAATTTCGATCATGTCCATATCCGTAACTCCTTTTCTTAGGTTAACTTAATCTTACTATATTCTTCGAGGAAAGTAAAGACATTTTTTAGATCAGCGAAGATAAACTTTTTGTTCTGCCAGCTATCTTCTTGATCGTTACCACTAACCTCTACCATCCAACCGTTCTCGTAACGGTTGACAGTAACACTATCCGAAACATTCATAAATGAGTCACTTAGCTTAACCGTAGCCATATCATCCTCTTCTAGATTTGGTTCCTACTGTCGTCAAATCGACATCGGGACCAGCATATTGCAATCCGCCTTTGTTATATAGCGGCATAACCAGACTCGCTTTCTTCAGGATTTCCTTCTGAACGTGCTCTGGCTCTTTGTGAAGGTTAGTCATAATATCTCGCTTCGAACAATCACCGGCGACTAGCGCCTTGTCGTCGTAATGGCGAGTAGAACGATCAACCACCATAGACTCATTATACTCTTTTCTGAACGATAAGTCAAGCGATTTTTTGTCTTTTTTAGATTTTATTTGATCCGGGTGAAGACCCTTTGATATCAACCATCTATCGTGGTCCGAGACTAGCTTGGACTTAGCCTTATTCTTACGGCTCTGTTTACGCTTGCTAACAGTCGTCGTATAATAGGCTGGAAGAATGTGCATAGACATAGTTATCTCCTAACTTTGTCTATCATACCCCTGACTCAGAAAAAAGTCAAGCGATAATTTCTAAGATTTGTTTCAATTTCTCTACTGAAGGTTTATACTCTTGTTCAAGTATTTCTCGAGCATATCTATGATTCTCATAGTCTAATTGTCTTAGATACTTGTATCTAGAGTCAATAACAGCCTCTAAAACTATAGGCAATATTTCTGAATACTTGATATACAGTTTATCGTCATTCATCGACCTCTTCCTTCAAGTTCTCAACAACTATATATTCAGCTTCTTTACTTATCTGCATATGTTCTTCAAGAATATCTCGAACTTTGATAAGCCGATCTTCAATATCGATAATAGTATTATGAACAGCTTTATCATTATGACCTTCTTGAAGATCAATCAATGCTGCGTTCAAATTCATATCTGCAGAATAGTCAACTTGCCACTTATGAAACTGTCCGCCTTCGTCCATGTCTTCCATCAATTTAGGTTGAGGAAATAGAATGTTTTTAATAAGTTCTAACTTTTCTTCAGCGGGTGTATTAGTTCTTTTCTCAACTTTAAATGGCCACATAATATAATTCCTTCAATTACTTTTTCTTCCGACCCATATTATATTTAGTTTCTAAAGTCCATTCATGCTTTTCTTTATGGTTGATAATCTTAATCTGACTCATTGAAGCTAATGGCTCGTTAATACGCTCTGGGTCTACAACTTTCAACAAACCCCATTCTTGAAGTAGCTGAATAATCTTATTACGACGACCTTTATCTTCGTCAGAAAAATTAGAAGGCTTACCGTCTATAGTAAACATTTCTTTAAAATGGACAATATAATACTTACCCTGCTTATGAAAAATATGGCAGGACTGATAAAGTTTTTTCTCTTTACGTGAAGCAACACCTATACGAGTTAGGGTTTCTTTGATCTTGAGAAAATCTTCTTCTTCAGCAATCTTCACCTCAATTAAAGAATCTAAAAGTTCATTCATTTGACTCCACCTTTATTATTTTTATTTTTTATAAGTTCAATTTGTTGTGGCGTAAGAATCTTTAATGCTTCTTTAGTGCGCACAATATTGTATTTATAATAATTAGAAACCAAGGTTTGGAGTTCTTCTTTCTTCTTACGGTCAGCCTTTTCTTTATCAGTTTCTTTAACGCCTCTCATCTTTCTTTTTCTTATAGAATTATAAAGATAATCATAATGCATTTGATCTGTCACACCATAGTGACAATTCATTTCATTAGCATAAAGAATTGTTTCTCTATAGTTTGATAAAACGCTATTAGTTCTCCATTGGCTATACTCTGAATCAACGTCAACCTCTTTACCAGAAGTTATTGAGTTTTCAAATCTCCAGTCATACCTTGGTTTCTGTATTTTAATTTCTTGTTCAGGCTCTTTTCTTTCCTGTAACGTAACGTCTAAAAACTTAGCCATCACACAAACTCACATTCAATCATAACTTGAACTAGAAATGCCATAAAATTAATTTCAGGATTTGCAGCAAAAGCATTCTGGTATTGATATTTTGCTAGCTGTAGAACCAACACTGGTGCTGTTTGCTTAGTGCAAATATCAGACGAAATTTCATAGAACTGATTATAAAGATAATTAACATCCGTATCTAGATTATTTTTTACCCACTTACGGATTTCAGTATAATTCTGTTCCTTCATCAACTTAACAAGATCCTTGATAGAAGTCTCTGTCATATTTGCTAGAATGCCAGAGTCAATCTTACCAGTCGCTGAATAACGCTGAAGCTCGTTAAGGACTCGCCGCCAATCTGGGAAGTGCTTATTGATTACTTCAGCAACAACAGCCTTATCAAACTCAATGCTTTCTGATTCAAGAATAAATGTAACTCTCTTGAAGAACTGCGTAGCAAGCTTGGCCATAGCCTTCTTGCTAATTTTAAAATCAATTACCGAGCATCTTGAATGCAAAGGTTCAATGATACGGTTCTTGAAGTTGCACGTAAGAATGAACCCGCAGTTTCTTGAGAACTCTTCCATAAAATTGCGAAGTGCGGGTTGAGTAGAATTGGCATTAAGATAATCCGCTTCGTCAAGGATGACATATTTCCTGCCACCGGAAAGTGATACGGATGACGCAAAGTTGAGTATTTCGTTACGAAGTGTGTCGATATTTCCATTCATAGATCCATTAATGACGATATAATCACAACCAAGCTGTTCTAGCATAGCACGTGCTACGGTCGTCTTACCGACACCTGCTGTTCCTGCTAGGATTAAATTAGGGATATTCTTTTGATCAACAAACTGTTGGAATGTTGCCTTCAAATCACAAGGAAGAATAGTTTCTTCAATAGTCTTAGGTCTGTATTTTTCAGTCCAGATAAAATGTTCATCCATGTCAAAATTCTCCATTATATAAATAAGCGTAGGTCACGGAGTCCCCACTCCTACCTACTCTAACGCT